AACTTTAACAAACAAAACTTTAACATCTCCTATAATAGGAACTTCTATTTTAGATACGAACAGTAATCAGTTAGCTCTTTTAACGGCTACAAGTTCTGCAGTTAATGAAATTACATTAGCTAATGCAGCTACTGGTAATAACCCTATTATTAGTGCAACAGGAGATGATTCAAACATAGGTATTTCTTTCGTAACAAAAGGAACTGGAGTTATTAAAGCTGAAGATGGTGGCGGAACAGTTGCTGCAGTTAAAATTGCAGGAAAAGAAACTATATGGGTTCCTGCGGTAGCAATGTACCCTGCTACATCAAATGGATGTGGTGCATTAGCTCAAACAGAATTAACAGCACAAAGACCTGAAGTTAAAGCTTTACCTTTTGATGCATCTTCAGATGAATATGCACAATTTGCGGTAGCTTTTCCAAAATCTTGGAATGAAGGAACAGTAACTTTCCAAACTTTTTGGTCTTGCACAGGAACTAATACTGGTACAGTACAATTTGCAGTGCAAGGAGTAGCTGTATCTAGTGATGATACTTTAGATGTAGCTATGGGAACTGCAGTAGCAAACACAGCTTTAGCAGCTTCTGGAACAGCAAACGATTTAATGGTCAATGCAGAAAGTGGAGCAATCACAATAGGTGGATCACCAGCAGCAGGAGACGAATGTTTCTTTAATATATACAGAGATGTATCAGGAGACACTCAAACAGCTGATGCAAGATTGCTAGGAGTTAAATTATATTTCACTACGGATGCTGCTAACGACGTTTAATAGGAGTATAGTATGAGAGAACATAAACTAAATTTAATTGAAAATTTTATACAGGGAACTAATAATAAAAATAAACCAAAAAGAAAATCATTTGGTTATCAAACACTAGGTTTTGGTAGTGGGAGCGCAGCTGCACCATTTGATCTTCACTATTTAGTTGTCGCTGGCGGCGGCGGCGGTGGTGGCGGAAATGGCGGTGGCGCCGGAGCCGGTGGTTTTAGAATTTCTTATGATAGTCCTCTTGCCAATCCTGGCGGAGCATTACCTGATTTAGCTCCCGGATCTTATACAGTTACCGTTGGAGCTGGTGGAGCAGCTTCTCCAGGTCCAGATAATGATGGAACTCAAGGAGTTGATTCAGTATTTAACCCAGGTGGCTCAGAAGGTACTAACATGATTACAAGTAGCGGAGGTGGTAAAGGCTTACCAGGATCACCTTCTGATCCAGGTGGAGAAGATGGTGGCTCAGGTGGTGGAACTGGTCAATACACTTCACCAGTAACTGCAGGTTCAGGAAATACTCCCCCTGTTAGTCCTCCTCAAGGAAATCCAGGTGGTCCAAGAGTGCCAACCGGTGGAAGAGGAAGCGGTGGTGGTGGAGCCGGAGCTACAGGAGGCACCTTTCCTGGCCATGGCCCAGGAGTATCAGGAGCAGGAGGCGCTGGTGTATCTTCAGATATTTCAGGATCATCTGTTACAAGAGCAGGTGGCGGTGGCGGTGGCGCCAACGGAAATGAAACTGCTGGAAATCCAGGACCAGGTGGTGGCGGAGCTGGTGGAAATAGAAACACAGCTAAAGGTGGAAATGGAAGTGACAATACTGGCGGCGGTGGCGGAGCTGGTGGAGACGGTGGTTTTCCACAATCAGGCTCAGGAAGCGGCGGAAGTGGTGTAGTTATTCTTAGAGTACCAGGAACAACAAACATTTCAGTAGCACCAGGTACAAATGGAACATCAACTGCTCCTAATGGAGATAATGTAGCTACATTTAATGTAACAGGAACATTTACGGTAAGTTAAATATGGCATATTTTGCAAAAATAGTACAAAAAACAGATCCTACAGGTATTACAAATGATACTCATTGGATAGTAGAAAGTGTAATTAAAGCTGGAAACGATATTGAAACATCCAATGGACCTTTTAGGAGAAAATGATATGCACGTTGATGGTGAAACATGGTGTCAAAAATTTTTTAAAGGTGGAACTTGGAAACAAACTTCTTATAATCATAATTTTAGAAAGAGGTATGCAGGTATAGGCATGGTTTATGATGAATCAAAAGATAAATTTCTTGCACAACAACCTCACGCATCATGGACATTAGATGCTAATGATGATTGGCAAGCACCAGTAGATTATCCAACAGATAAAAGATAATAAAGGAATTACTTGGGATGAAGACAATCAAAAGATGGGTTGCAGTAGATTTAGAAGATAATTCGTATAATTGGAATACCTCAACTTTAAGTTGGGACGCTGTTTAAATACTATTTACTTTAATATTTATTTATAGTATAAGATTTCATATAAAGACATATGAATCTAACTAATTATTACTACTACTTTCAATCAGCTATACCTAAAAGAATTTGTGATGATATTGTTCGTTACGGAAAATCTTTACAAGATGGAATGGCTACTACCGGGGGTTATGGAGATCCAAAAAAATTAAGTAAAAATCAAATAAAAGATTTGAAAAAGAAAAGAGATTCAGATGTTGTTTGGATGAGTGACCAATGGATTTATAAAGAAATACACCCCTATATTCATAAAGCAAATGAAGCTGCTGGTTGGAATTTTCAATGGGACTGGTCTGAATCTTGTCAATTTACAAAATATAACAAAGGCCAATATTATGATTGGCATTGTGATGGATGGGATCAACCTTATAAAAGAGAAAACCCTAATGCAAAAGATCATGGTAAAGTTAGAAAATTATCTGCGACTATATCTCTATCTGATCCTAAAGAATATAAAGGAGGTGAATTAGAATTTGATTTTAGAAACAAGGACCCAGATAAAAAACCTAACATTAGAAAGTGTACGGAGATATTACCCAAAGGATCTTTGGTTGTATTTCCTGGATTTGTTTGGCATAGGGTATGTCCTGTAAAAAAAGGAACAAGATATAGTTTGGTTATTTGGAACTTAGGTTGGCCTTTTAAATGAAAGAATATAAAATAAATAAAAAACATTTTATAGGTGGTTGGTATATAGATACTAAAATTTGTGATGAAATTTTTAATAGTTTTAAAAAAACTCCTGATGTTTTTAAACAACAAGGAGTTACAGGCTATAAAGATAAAGTAGTTTTTGATAAAAAAATAAAAAATTCATTAGAAATAACAATTTCTACAGACAATGAAAATTATCCTTTAAATAAATATAAAAATGAATTGCAAAAATGTTTAGAAAAATACCAAGAAAAATTTCCAGAAGTAGCAAATCAATTAGAAAGATTTAACATAGCCCCTTCAGGATATAATATTCAACAGTATCCTGTAGGAGGAGGCTTTGGAAAATGGCATTGTGAAAGAACAGGTTTAATAGAGTCAAATAGAATATTAGTTTTTATGACTTATTTAAACGACGTGCCTGATGGTGGAACTTTTTTTAAATATCAAAATTTAAAACTACCAGCTAAAAAAGGACTTACTACTATTTGGCCAGTTGATTGGACCCATACTCACAAAGGAGAAATTAGTAATAAACATGAAAAATGTATTATAACCGGATGGTATAACTTTATAAAGAAAGATAAAAATTAATGGAAATTATACCTTTATTTTCTAAACCTATTTACAAAGAACAATTAAAAATTAATATTAAAAAAATTGTATCATTAATGAATAATGATTTTGAAAAAGCTGGTTCAAAAATAAAAGGAATTGATGTTGACAATATAACAGGGGTTTCAAAAAGTTTTTCTGTGTTAGATCAAAAAAAATTAATGTATTTAAAAAATATATTAATGAAAGAATTTTACAAATACAGTTATGATATTTTACACTACTCAAATAAATTTAAAATAACTACGTCTTGGTTTACCAAAAGTGAAAAAAATCAAAGTTCTAATTACCACAATCATAGTAATTCAATGTTTAGTGGTATTCTATATATACAAACAAATAAAAGTTCTGGAAATATAAGTTTTCAAAATTTTAATGACTCTAGATATAAATTAGATTCTTTTAAATATAATATTTATAATTCAACAGAATACACTTTCCAACCACAAGACGGTCTTTTAATATTATTTCCAAGCGAAGTTCATCATAAAATTTTAAAAAATAATTCAAATACCACTAGACATTCGTTAGCATTTAATTTAATACCAATAGGAGAAATAGGAAATGGAGACAGTTATATAAATGTCATTTAAAAAAAATAAATACACTATTTTAAGAAATGCCATATCAAAAGAATTAGCAAGTTTTGTGTATAAGTATTTCTTAAATAAAAGAAAGGTTGCAAGGATATTATTTGATTCTAAATATATTTCTCCCTTTACAGAATACTGGGGAGTATGGAACGATAGGCAAATTCCTAATACATACTCTCATTATGCAGACACAGCAATGGAAACTTTATTACAAGAAGTTAAACCTGTAATGGAAAAACATACCGGTTTAAAATTATCTGAAACATATTCTTACGCTAGAATTTATAAAAAAGGTGATGTACTTGTTAGACATAAAGATAGATTTAGTTGTGAAATATCAACTACTTTAAATTTAGGTGGTGACACATGGCCAATCTATTTAGATCCAACGGGTAAAGAAGGTCAAGCTGGTGTAGAAATTAAATTAGATCCAGGTGATATGTTAATTTATTCTGGATGTGATTTAGAACATTGGCGAGAAGAATTTACCGGTAAAGACTGTGGTCAAGTTTTTTTACATTACAATAAAGCTAATTACTAAAAACGCTAAAAAGAATCAATTTGATACAAGACCTTTTATAGGTTTACCACCTTCATTTAAAGGTTTTAAGGTGACACCAAATAAAAAATAGATTGAATTACCCAATAATCTAATATAACACTCAATAAACAGGTTTTTATATGCTACAAAAGATAGGATTTTTACCAGGATTTAATAAACAAATTACTCCTACAGGAGCAGAAGCTCAATGGACAGAAGGAGAAAATGTTCGTTTTAGATATGGCACACCCGAAAAAGTNGGTGGTTGGAAATCACTAGGAGATAAAAAATTAACAGGTCCAACACGTGCTATTCATCATATGGTGAATAAAGAAGGTATTAAATATGCTGTTCTAGGTACAAATAGAATTTTATATGTTTATTCTGGAGGAGTTTATTATGATATTCATCCTCTAACTAATCCATCGGGCACAGCTATTACTAATGCTTTTAGCACCACTAATGGGGATGCAACCGTTACCTTAACTTTTTCATCAGCACATAACTTTGTAGCAGGGGACATTATTTTATTTGGAGATTCCTCTACATTTAGTTCTATTACTAATTCAAATTTTGGCGCATCTGATTTTT